AAGAAGTACAATACTCGTGCAGCAGGATCTTGTAGCTATGCTCTGATCCCTGTAACAAAGGAATTATTGCTGTGGGCGAAGGCTGTAGTATTTGTAAATGAAGAGAATTACCAAGATGTTACTAAGAATTTTGATCTAGATACATTCCCTTGCTATGTCAAGGTACTGAATATTCCAGATAATTATGAACATATGCATCCTGAGTTGATTCAGCATTTCATTGAACAATACGAGCCATTGGAGTAACTATGCAAGATTTAATTTTAGTCAAGTTCTTTTGGGACTGCAGTCGTATGGGTGAACTAGATGGTATCTTTATTACAACAAAAGAAGCCTTAGAAAAATCCTATGGAAAAGAAGCTTATTTCGGTGAAGTTCTTGGGAAGTTTTCAGAAATTTCTGGTACACTAGAAGAAGATGATTTCGAGATTGTTGAAACAACTCAGGAATTTATTGAAGAACTACAAGAACTTCTAGGTTCAAATATTTCAGGCTTTAATCCTCTAGAGTATATTCAAGAGGAATATGAACGTGACGAGTAACTTTTAAGGAGATATAATGCAAATACAAGATTGGTTGGATGCTGGCTATAAGCGATTTAATCGGGTACAGCATTACAGACCTTACGCTGAGTTTGGTCTTCAAAAGCGAATTCAGGATAGCAATGGTATAAAGTATTTTATTACTGTATTTGTTTACTCCTATGAAGATAAACTTTCATTTGCACCTGATGTTCAATTCAGTGCATCTGAATTTACAGCTAATATTGAATTTATCTTGTATGAAGGTATGACAATTGCCAAGCTAGAGCGTATTGTTGAAGAATTTTGGACTGTGCGTGATTTCGCTTATTATGAGAAATATCAAGACTATTGAAGAATGAGTAATCCAAAAGAAATTCATTACAAGAATCTATATTTACAAAGAGGCTCTACAGCTTATGACTTGTACCAAGATTCAAAGATTGATAAATTAGATAAGCACCTTAAGGAGATTCAAGAGAAATACTTTAAGCTGCTTAAGGAGTTAAAGGAGTAGTAACTATATGGGTGAATTTGTACGGCATGAAAGATGTGATGTTTGTGGTAGTTCAGATGCTAAAGCTATCTACGCTGACGGAGGTCATTTCTGTTGGGCTTGTGAAGATGTAAAAGCCTCTGATGATTTCTTAGAAGAAAAAGGTATTAAAAGATCCTCCAAATCAAATAGTTCAAAAGAACGAAAGGAAGTTATTGTGTCTGAAAAAGAAAAGATCACCCAAGAACAGAATGAAGCCTTGAAAGCTAAAACAAGTTCTTCCGGCAGTGATTACAGAAGTATTAATGATGAAACACTAAAGTTTTTTGGTGTGCGTACTGAGTATGATTCTAAGACTGATGAAGTCTGTGCAACATACTACCCTTGTACTGAAGGTGGTGAATTAGTTGGTTATAAGTGCAGAAACCATCCAAAATCATTTGGTACAGGAAACGTAGGTCGAACAGGTAAATCTTGTGACCTCTTCGGTCAGTTTAGATTTACACGACCAGGGAAGTATGTACTAATTGTTGGTGGTGAACATGACCAATTAGCTGCATTCCAAATGCTACAGAATTACTCAAAGAGTAAAGGTCATGATTATGATACACCTGTAGTATCTCCTACTGTAGGTGAAACAGGTTGTGATAAACAACTGGCTGCACAATACGACTTCTTCAATCAGTATGAAAAGATTATCCTTGGTTTTGATAATGATCAGGCTGGTTTAGAAGCTGCTGAGAAGGCTCTAAGGGTTCTACCCAAGGGTAAGGTGTTCCTTGCTAAGTGGAGCAAGAAAGACCCTAATGAAATGCTTGAGAAAGGCTTAGATAAACAGTTCGTTCAAGATTTTTATTCAGCAAAGCAGTTTGTGCCTGATGGTATCGTAGCAAGTAATCAACTTTGTGATAAGATCAGAGAAGAATTGATGACTGTCAAAGTACCTCTACCTCCTTTCATGCATAAGCTGCAGGATATGATGGCTGGTGGTATTCCTTTGGGTCGTATTGTTAACATGGGTAGTGCTTCAGGTACAGGTAAGAGTACCATTGTTGATGAAATGATTTATTATTGGATCTTCAATTCTCCACATTTAGTTGGTATTGTAACTCTTGAATCTTCTGTTGGTCAGTATGGTATTAAGTTGTTGTCTCGTCATATTTCAAATAAACTAGAACTACGAGATAATGAAACAGCTTTATCTATTGTGAATAGCGAACATGTAAAACAGAAGGAACAAGAGCTTTTCAACAATCCAGACGGTACACCTAGGTTCTTCCTAATTGATGAGCGTGATGGGGGTATTGACTCGTTGAAGAATTTGATTGATAATCTAGTAATTGGTTGTGGCTGTAAAGTAATCATATGTGACCCTCTCCAAGATATTCTGGATGGGTTATCAAATGAAGACCAAGCTTTGTTCATGAAATATCAGAAAGGTCTTGTGAAATCTCACAATATTAGTTTCATCAACATTAATCACGTTCGTAAGAATGCTACAGGTCAGAAAGCTAACTCAACAGGTGGTGAACTTTACGAAGAGGACTTTCAAGGGTCGTCGGCTATCTTTAAATCTGGTGCATGTAATTTATTGTTCACTCGAAATAAAGAAGCTGAAGATGCTATTGAACGCAACACAACGTATATGAAAGCAACTAAGATTCGTTGGACAGGTAAAACTGGTCAAGCAGGTGCCTATTACTACGATATTGAAACACATACCTTGCATGATCTTGATGAGTTCATGATGAATCGAAAAGAATTTTAAGAAAGGAAGATATGCAGAAGTTTATTGCTAATGATGTAATTTATGATGAAGAAACTTACCCAAACATTTTTACAGTTACATTCATTGATTCAGATGGTTCAAACTTAATTACCTTTGAGTGCAGTTCAAGAAAGAACCAATCTAATGAACTTCTTGCATATCTGCGAAATGCAGTAAAGAATAAGAAACGATTTGTTGGTTTCAACAATATTGGATTCGATTATCCTGTATTGCATGAAATGCTTAATGAAGCTGTTGCATATCGAATTACAAAGCGTGAGTATGTGATTACACCTGAAAAGATGTATTCTCTTGCCCAAAAACAAATTGAATCATTCAAAGGTGAGTTTGGTCATACAATCAAATCTTCTGAATGTTTCATTCCACAGTTAGACTTATTCAAGATCCATCACTTTGATAACAAGGCAAAATCTACAAGTCTAAAGATGCTTGAGTTCAATATGCGATCAGACAATATTGAAGATCTTCCATATCCAGTAGGTACATACCTGAAGGATCATGAAATGGATGTATTGATTACATATAACCAACATGACGTAAAAGAAACTTTAAAGTTCTATCAGAAGAGTATTCCAATGATTGATTTCCGAGATTCTTTATCAAAGAAATACAATCGTGACTTTACCAATCATAACGATACTAAGATTGGTAAAGATTACTTCATCATGCGACTAGAGGAAGAGGGTATTGCCTGTTATACTTTCAAAGGCGGAGCACGTAAGATTAATCAAACCAAACGACCTGTTATTAAGTTAAAGGATTGTTTGTTTGATTATTATGACTTCAGTATCCCTGCGTTCAAAGCTGTTCAACAATGGTTTGCAGCGCAAGAGATTACAGAAACAAAAGGTGTCTTTACAGATGTTGAAGAACATGAACTTGGTCCTGTGCGTGAATATGCTGAATTAATCAGTAAACGAAAGAAGTTGTTTAAGGCTCCTACAGAAGAACAAATTGCAGAGTTTAAGAAACAACGACCTTTGAGTTGGATTGAAGTTGAAGAGTTGCAAGCTACTGAAAATCTATTTGATGCTGACGGTAATCAGGTTTATGAAACTGTAATCAATGAAAAAGGTAAAGAAAAGAAACTCAAGGTTAAAGTACCTAAGAAATCTTACTGGTGGAATTGGAGAGTTGCAGACTGTTTAAACGTAGTTGTAAATGGTTTTAGATTTGACTTTGGTGTTGGTGGTATTCATGGCAGTTTGATTAACGCAAGAGTACAGGAAGATACAGATAATCAAGTAATTGACGCTGACGTCAGCAGTATGTATCCTAATATTGCAATCAGCAACAAAATCTATCCTGAACACCTTACTGCAAAGTTCTGTGATATTTACAAGGACATGTATGAACAACGTAAGAGTTATCCAAAAGGTAGTGCAGAAAATGCAATGCTTAAACTTGCTCTGAATGGTACGTATGGAGACTCTAACAATAAATATAGTCCTTTCTATGACCCACAGTTTACAATGTCAATTACTTTAAATGGACAGTTATCTTTATGTTTACTTGCCGACAAACTTATGAAGATTGCAGGTTTACAAATTGTTCAGGTGAACACCGATGGTATTACAGTAAAACTTCCTCGTGATCAGAAAGCTTTGTATGATCAGATTTGTTCTGATTGGCAGAAACAGGTCAAGTTGGATTTAGAATTTGCTGATTACTCTACTATGCTGATCCGTGATGTAAATAACTACATTGCAGTGTACACAAATGGTAAGGTAAAGCGTAAAGGTGCGTATCAATATGAAGATCTTGGTTTTCATCAGAATCAAGGTGGTTTAGTTATTCCAATGGCTGCTGAGTTTGAATTGTTAGGAAAAGGCACAGTTGAGGAATTTATCTGTCAGCACGATAATAAGTGGGACTTCTTACTTCGTACTAAAGTACCTCGTTCATCTAAGTTATTCTTAGTTGATGAAGACGGTAGAGAAGTTCAACAACAAAATATCTGTAGGTACTATGTGTCTACGTCAGGGGGTAATCTTGTAAAGGTCATGCCTCCTTTAGCAGGTAAGGAAGATCAAGGTGATCGTCGTTTTGGTATTGAAGTTGGTTATAAAGTGTTGACATGCAATAAAGTTCCTAGTAAACTTCAAGACATTGATTTCGAGTACTACATTCAACAAGCTAATAAGTTGTTGCTTCGTGGTGATTTAACAACAGAAGATGAGGATGAATTATCATGAATTACAAAGGCATTGACTTAGTTGCTGTTCCTACTTTAGAATTTCATGAAGGCAAAGCACAATGCACTGGTTGCGAGTTCTTCAAAAATCCAGCTTTTCCCGGCTGGGGTGGTGGTTGTCCTAGTAGCCGTTGCTTGGATGAGAATATTATTTGGATTAAGAAGGAAGACCATGAGACAACTTGCATTATTTGATGAGGATTTCGTAGCATCGGAACATTGTATGGAGCATGAAGGTATTACATACGTTGCAAAGCCTGCACCTACTGGTTTAGGCTTTTTAGAGGTTTGTGGTAGTTGTGACGCAAGAGGTTTGGTCACTTGCGAGCCTTTCCTTTGTTTATCAACTGAACGCAAAGATCAGAAAGAAGTAATTTGGATTAGAAAGGAAATTCAAGCTTGACTTAACTTCTATTAAGTAGTACAATTCGTTTAGCTCGAAAGGGCTAAACTTAATAATTTTATATGGGTAGACGCCTTATCAGTCTAATATTTTAAGGAGAATTAATATGGGTTTTAAAACAACTTCTGTAGCTAAGAATGACAAGTCTGATCAACCAAAGGTTGACTATGATGCTCTAAATGAATATGTAGTCAAGACTGCAGGTTTGGAAGATCGTGAAACTTTGATTGGTTATGTTGCTGGTATTGTTGATCTTGGTGATCAAGAACAACCTGATGCAGAGTATGAGTTCGATGGTAATGCAGATGACGAAGCTGCAGAGATTGAAAAGTATCCCAAAACTTATTTCAAGGATGGTCTAAATGAAAAGGGTAAACCTGTTCGTCTAAAGTGCTTCCCTCAAGCGCCTAAACAAGCTGTAACTCTTGCAATTGACTTCCCTGATATCGTAATTGATAAGGGTCAATTCTTTGGAGAAAGTAATCCTCAACCATTACGTATCTTCACTGGTGGTCAGTTCTATAACGGTACTACAATGATTGTTGCTCGACCAACATACCTGAAGGTTAACTGGAATCTAGGTGATCGTAGTTTTGATCAGAAGCATATGCTGCACAAGATGGCTGTTGCTGCTAAGTTGATTAAGCCGACTGAAGTGTTCGTACCTGAAAGTATTGATCAATTGCTTGGTAAAGCTTTTCAATTCGATGCTCAGGTTTACTTCAAGGAATCTAAGGGTAAGAAGTATTTTACTGAATATCTAAAGTTTGTTGGTGGTCTGGGCCGTGGTCAAGTAGCTCCTGAACCCGCTAATCAACCTTTCCTAATTGAGTTTGATGGTGAACTGACTAAGTCAAATATGAATAACCTGCGTTACCATATTATTAACACAATCAAGCAAGCTAACAATTATGATGGTTCTAAGATTCAAGAGTATCTAGAAGGTAATAAGGAAGCTAAGGAAGATTCTAATCCTGCTCAATCAGGAACACCAAGTCAACCAAAGCCTGCAGCAACCCCTGCTCCAAAGCGTAAGGCTGCTGTAGTAGATGAGGATGACGATATGATCCCTTTCTAAGCCCTCAGAACGCTCTGTAAGCTAATAAAATCTCCCTGGTAATACCAAGACTAGGGAGATTACTAAAACTCTCCTAAAAGTACGATGAAAGGATTCAAATGTACACTAAAGATATTGAAGCAAACCGACAAGGTAAGCAATTGCATGACAGCAATCAAAAGAAGCAAGCTCAAGAGCGTCTGACAAAGAATGCTACTTGGAATAAGAAGTTTAAGACTAAGAAGGAAGATTAATATGGAATACCTAAAATTAGCGGGTAAATTGATTACTGGCTTGTTGACGTTGGTAGTTGTCTTCCCAATTATGCTTCTTGCCCTGATTGGTGACGTATATAAACTGGTCGTTACTGTCCCTGTACTCTTAGTTCTAGATTCACTAGTTGCCCTGACAACTGATCGTGAATTAAAGTCCTATAGTGAAATCTTAAAGGATCTAAAATGAAAAATACATTAGCTGCTTTGTTAGTAGTGCTTGTTGCTGTACTGATCAGTTGGGTAGCAGTACCTGCACTATTGCTCTATGGCCTTGCACTATTAGGTTTAGTTAAATTTAACCTATTGAACTTGTTTGCAGTAGGTTGTGTACTTGCAGGCATTCGTGTAGTACTTGCTTGGAATAAGTAATGGAATTCAAGGTCTATATCACTGTAGATATTGATGCTACAGAAGTCGATGATGCGCAAAACGCTTTTGATAAAGCTATAGATGGATTCTTTGACAGTCTGAATGCAGAGTCATCTATTGACTATAAAGTAATTGATATTGAACAAAAGTAAAGGAAATAATATGGCAGAAGAAAATATTCAACTAACAGAAGCACAATTCATTAAGAAGCTAACTGCAACTTACAATACCTTGTGGGAATGCGAAGCTGATCTAAAGGATCTCCTAGATCAAGCTAAAGAAGCTGAGATTGAAGATGTACCTCTGATCAAGGAACTAGTTAAGGCTAAGGTTTGGAACAAGCTTGGTGGACTACTAGAAAAGACTAAGGCAAAGCTAGATAAAGCTGAAGAACTAGGTCTTTAATACAAGCCCTCTTCGGAGGGCTTTTTGCATAAGGAGATCTATGAAAGATCCTAAACGTATTCTGATTGTAGATGGTGATCTACTTGCTTATGTCTGTGCTGCTGCTGCAGAAGAGAGATCAATCCTAGTAACTCACAAACCTACAGGGATCAATAAGAGTTTCAAGACAAGGACTGCTTTCAAAGAGTCTATGAAGAAACGCAATAAAGAGATTACAGATGATTATTCAATTGAAGATCAGCAAGAAGCTGAATCTCCTGCATTCTGTTTTAAAGTAATCCGACAGAAGATTGAGAAACTAAAGAAGATTGCCCAAGCTGATGAAGTAGAAGTATGGTGTGAAGATGTAGATAACTTCAGATTACATTTGCCTCTACCTTCTTTATATAAAGGTCAGCGAGCTAGTATGCTTAGACCTCTATTATTAAAGGATGCTAAAGATTATCTAAGACGTACTCACAATGCTCAAAGATCTTATGGAATGGAAACTGATGATTCTGTCAATATCCGAGCATACGAAGAATTAGAGAAAGGTAACATTCCTATTATCTCTAGTTTTGATAAAGATAGTACCCAAGCTGACGGTATCTATATCTTAAATGAAAATAAGAAAGATCCCAAACCTGAATTGATGCCTGAACTTGGAGAACTTACATTTGAAAAGACCAAGGGTGTAAAAGGTACAGGATTAAAGTTCTTATGCTTCCAATGGCTATGGGGAGATCCCTCAGATAACTATAAAGGTTCTGAACTAGCTAATGCAGGTTTTGGTAACAAATCAGCTTATGATTTACTTGTAGATTGCCAGACAGTAAAAGAATGCTTAGAGGTTGTAATCTCTAAATATAAAGAATGGTATCCAGAACCTTTTGAATACAAAGCTTGGAATGCAGAATTAGTACAAGCTGATTGGAAATTCTTAATGCGCCTGTATTTCAAATGCGCTTACATGAAACGATCAAGGGATGATAACTCTGAACCTGATTGGTTATTCAAGAAGTACGGTGTAGTCATTGAATAAAGGATAGATATGGGAAGTAATTTATATTTATTAAGTAATCCAAAAGATCCTAATTTTACAAAAGTAGTATTTGAAGGTGAAGTCATCTGGGAAGGTACTACAATTACTACTGAAGAACTTTGTGATGTACTGGATTGCTTTAGATGCAGCAAGGATATTATCTATAAAAAGATGTCTCAATATGAATTAGATAATTGGCAGGATAACTACTGATGCGATGCCCAAAGAAGAATCTTCTCCGTTGGGCTAAAAGCAGGGCAATTAGAAAAGAGTTAGAGTTTGATATAACAATAGATGATATCAATATCCCAGAGGTTTGTCCTATTCTATTAGTACCTTTGGTAAATAATAAAGGTATCTCTAAATCTAATAGCCCTACTCTTGATAGAATTGACCCGAAGTTAGGTTACGTTAAAGGGAATGTTCAAGTCATTAGTATGCTTGCTAACCTGATGAAACAAGATGCAACTGCAGATAAACTTTTGTTATTTGCTAACTGGATAAAGGAGAACTACGAATGACAGAAGACTTATATACAGCAAATGATGTTAAGAGAGTTAGAGAGAAGCTAACTAAGGAACAAAACAATAAATGCAAGATTACAAGTATTGAGATTCCACCTAAACAACATTGTTTGGATCATGCTCATGATATGGATCAGTTTGTTCGTGGTGTAGCTCACCGTCAAGCTAACGCAGCGTTAGGTAAGGTTGAGAACTTGTATGTCAGATATTTATCTTATTGGTATCCTGGGAAGTTATCTGATTTTCTAAGACAATGTGCAGCATATCTAGAAGCTCACCCTGACACTCGATATCGCCATAATGGTTGGATCAAGAAGATTCATACACTATTTAATTCTTTAACAGAAGGCCAGAAAGAGTCTGTATTGAAGCAATTAAACAGAACAGGTTCTAACGGTAAACAACGTAAAGAAGAGTTCAAGAAAGCTGTTCTATCCCGTGATTATTCTTATGGGTACTTACGTGAACTGATCTTGACAGAGAAGAAAGAATAAGGTACATTAGCCTCCTGCAGCGACTAGTTGCAGGGGGTTTTCTTCGTTCTAGGAAGGAATATATGAAACAAACAGAACAAATCAAACTCATCAAGATTGAAGACTGTAATCATCCAATGATGTGGTACAAACGATACATTGGAGAAATATTTACAGTCCATAAAGAAGATCTTGATGTATACTGGATTCGTGAACCAAACTGCTACAACGCTCTGAACATTGTCTTTAAAGAAGATGCTTCAGAGATTATCCCGAAGTAATTAGAAAGGAACTAATATGAACTTTGACGACAAGACCTATACCAATGCTCAAGCCCTTGCAGAGCTATATCATGATACAAGCACTTTCAATGAAATCTCAGGAGGCTCCAATGAGCTTTCAGAGCAAAGTATTGCTGAACAATTCTCATACATTGAAGAAGAATTCCAAGAATTTGTTCATGGTCATTTGAATAATGACTTGACAGAAACTACAGATGGTATTGTTGATACCTTTGTTACTTTGTTTGGTTATATGCAAAAGATCCAAAAGAAGTATGGTATTGATTTTGCTAAGGCAATGGAACTTATTGGTCAGAATAACCTAGACAAATACCCTTGTGATGAAGAAGTAGCTATTGATACAGTTGAAATGTATAAGAACAAGGGTGTTGAAACCTACTATACTTATAATTCAGATTATGATTGTTATGTAATCCGGGATAAGGTTACAAATAAAGTCAAGAAGCCTATTGGTTTCAAGGGTGTAGATCTATCTTCTTGCTTCCCTACTTTGCAATAAACTATGATTCCATTTAAGACAGGAGATCAGGTAGTCTCCAAATATTTCAAAGGAACAGGTGTCTACATCTGTGATGATGGTACATACGCTAAAGTTGAAACTGAAGATGGTGTAGAGACAGTTTGGAAGGGTTCTTTGCAACTAAGTTTACCTTCCTTTCCTACTCTTGAACCAATTGAAGTAATCAAACAATCTGTAGTACCCCAGGAAAGCCCTCAGAACGCTCTACAAGGCTCTAAATACGATAAGGATAAGCTCAGGTTCGATATCCTTCCTGCAGAGGCTCTAATCGAGATTATTAAGGTCGTGACCTATGGAGAGAATAAATATCCTAGCCTGATGGGTGAAGATGGTAAGTTAATCCTAAACTGGAAGAAGCTTGATAACGCTCAAGAGAGATTCTTTTCAGCAGGACAACGACATATCTATGCTGATCGCATAGGTGAAGATATGGACGAGGAATCTGGTCTATGGCACCTTGCTCATGCATGTAGCAACTTAATTTTCAAGTTGCAACTAAAGATTGAAGAACAAAATAGAAAGGATAAGAATGACAATCCAAAAAGCTAAACTAGTAGGTTATACACAACCGTCTGAAGAATTTAAAAATCATTTCTCTGATCTGAAGGAATTGATTGCTTATTGCGCACGAGTAAGTAACCCAAACAATCAGTTTAACAGTAAGACAGCAGATAAGCTAATCCAGTACCTACTAGATCATAAGCACTACAGCCCTTTGGAAATGGCAAGTATTACAGTTGAAGTAGAAACTACGCGAGATATTGCTCGTCAGCTTCTACGACACCGTAGTTTTACATTTCAAGAATTCAGTCAACGATATGCAGATCCAACAGGTGATTTAGGTTTTGTATTACGTGAAGCGCGACTGCAAGATACAAAGAATCGTCAGAACAGTGTAGAGTTATCTGATGATGAACAATCTAAGCTATTGATTACTGAATGGAATCGTAGGCAGCAAGAAGTTATTGATCTTGTAACAGAGCATTATAATTGGGCTATTCAGAGTGGTATTGCAAAGGAACAAGCTCGTTCCATTCTCCCTGAAGGTAATACTGTTTCTCGACTATATGTACAAGGAACTGTACGAAGCTTTATTCATTATATTGAACTCCGTAAAGCAAACGGTACTCAAAAGGAACATCAAGAGTTAGCACTTGCAATTGCTGATGCTATTGTAAAGATCTTCAAGATCTGAACTAGTAAAATCATTAACTCCAAGGTATAATCACTATCCGTTTGTACCTTGGTAAAAGGAGAAGTATGTTAAACATTATTGCATTGCGTTATATCTCACTATCTGAGATTCAAAAGACTAACCCTGAGATTACACTAGCTTGGATTGAAAATAACCCTGAACAATTTAAGGTTATTCTATTTGAACTGGGGTTAGATACTTCTATTCCTTGGGATTGGCAAGAGAATATTCCACACCGTAATTTCTTTAATGAAGTTGTTACTTGTGATAGGTGGGTTGGTTCAGAGCGGTTAGATAAGGCTTGGATTGAGTCAGGACATGCTAGCGCAGAAGCCAAGGACAAGAGTACAGGATCGAGATTGTTGGTTGATCTTTATCGCCAGCGTGGGCTGGTTGATGTTGAATAAGGAATAATATGAATAGTAAATTAGAACAAATTGGTGAAATCGGTAAAGGGATGTTGTCCCAATCAAAGTTTTACATGGGTTATAGTCGCTGGGATGACACCCTAGTACGTTATGAAACATGGGAAGAATCTGTCAACCGTGTAATGCAAATGCATCGAGAAAAATATAAAACAGTCATGACAGACGAATTGAGCAATCTAATGGACTATGCTCAAGAAGCTTATTCAGATAAGTTGATTCTTGGTGCTCAGCGAGCTTTGCAATTTGGTGGTGAACAATTGTTCAAACACGAGGCACGCATGTATAATTGTACAGTCAGTCATGTTGATCGCCCTCGCTTCTTCCAAGAGGCAATGTATATGCTTTTGTGTGGGTGTGGGGTTGGTTTCAGTGTCCAGTCTCATCATATTGAAAAACTTCCATTACTGAAAAAACGTAGTGAAAAGAAATCTAAGATTTTTATCATCCCAGACAGCATTGAAGGGTGGGCTGATGCGTTTGGTGTACTGCTAGCAAGTTATTTTGATGCTGAATGGGATTTTAAGGAATATAAAGGTTGTCAAGTACATTTTGATTTTAGTAAAATTCGTCCTAAAGGTTCAATGATCTCAGGCGGGTTCAAGGCACCCGGACCTGATGGACTCAGAGCTTCCCTGCAAAAATGTGAAGCCCTGTTGGACAGCCTGTTTGTAGGCTCAGAAACACACTCTAAAATGCCTAGTATTGTCGCATACGACTTTGTTATGCACATGAGTGATGCTGTACTATCAGGGGGTGTACGCCGATCAGCTACAATCTGTATGTTTAGCAAAGATGATAAGGACATGCTTAATGCAAAGACAGGCGATTGGTTTGTGACTAACCCTCAACGAGGTCGTAGTAACAACTCTGTAATGCTTGAACGGGACAATGTTACCCGAGAGGAATGGGCAGAGATTATGAAATCTGTGAAACAAGTAGGTGAACCGGGATTCATCTTCACAGATAACCTAGAATTTTGTTATAATCCGTTAACTAAACTAGCGGCCTAAGATAGTAATATCTTTTGAATAATTTATCTAAAAACAGGGGAAGTCTCAATGAGATAATCCTGTGCCAATCCGATATGGAAGGTGCAACGACTATGAGTAAAGAACTAATCAAGCGACTATATTTCTTTTCTACATTTGATGGTGGGATATA